GTTTATTCTCTATATTAACAAGAGAACCACCACCTTTAGATGTGTTAGCGTATCCTGCAACTTTATTAGCTTTAGTTCCACCCGGATTAGCACTAATCTTATTTCTATTGATAGTGGTATTCAAGGTTTTAGCCTTTTGGGTTTGCTGATTGTTTTTTACGGATGCCGGCCCTGCTTTAGGCATTCTTCCATCTTGAAAAACTTGTGGTTCATTCAGCAACCAAGCTTGACCATCTGTAGGTTTTGCCGCTAGTGCTAGTGCAGGAGTAGCATAATTTGTTAAATTTACATAAGTTGAATAATTCATAATTTCCCCCTTAATTTTCCTATAAAAGGGGGGAAAATCCCCCCCATTGTACTATTATTTTTGTTATGGTGTGCTTGCCGCAACTAACTCTGTGAAGCTTGCACCTGTTTTTGTAGCAATCAGGTTCAATACAATGAACTCTGCCGCTCTTGTAGGTTTAATGTAAATGTCAACCCACAATTCATTTCGATCAATCCTTTCAGGTGTGTTATTTCTTTCATCACACACAATAAGGTAATCAAAAATTCCCCTTCTTGCAACTACATCTCTCAAGAATGGGTCAATCATGTTAATGATTGCCAATCTTGTAAATGTATCATTAGGTTCAAACAAGAAATATTTCAATGCCGTACTTACCGCTTTACCGATTATGATAAAAAGTCTTCTAACATTCACTCTATTGAATGCTGAATTCTTGTCAAGCATGTTTTTCTGACCCCAAACAACTTTTCCTTGTCCCGGAAAACTCACTACAGGATTCAATCCATTCTTGTACAAGATATCCCTTTCACCCTTAGTTGGATTCCAAGCTAACTTTCTGACATTATTTAGAATTCCTCTATTAAGACCCGCAGGAGCAAACCAAGCTTCACTAACCTCATCGGTATTAGCATAAATCCCTGCCACATGTCCTGCCGCAGGTATCCATCTATGCTTTGCATTCCATTTATCGTATACATTCAACCAATTAGCATATGTAGCAATGTAACTTGAATTCTCATTGAGATTATATGTAGCACCAAGGCCCAATCTGTAATCTCTACAATCTGTTGCTTCATTGCTCTTGTTGTTGATAACCAATGATTTAGGAACATCAAGGACTGCAACTGAATCTGCTCTGCTTTCACATATGCTCTTTATTGCCGCTTTAACTGTAGTAGATTTTCCTGCATCAATGAATAGATTCACGTCTATTGTTTCAGGGTCACTATAAAGTTCATATGCTTCTTGAATATCAGCATCAGTTACACTATCTCCATTGCTTCTGACACCACCACCAAAATTATCATATCCATCCATGTATTTGTTTTTGAAATTTTGATTTTTGAATGCCGCAGTAACAGACACCCTAATATAATTAGAATTACTATTAATCCAATTCTCAATGAAGATGTTAGCACCTGTATCATCTATAGCTGTTGGGTCTGTACTTACTAAATGAGTCTCAACAACCTCATAAGGTATTGGACTACTTGTGATATTCTGTTGTTTTGCCGCTCTTACAACAATTAGCAATTGTTTATTATCGGAAAATGCTGTATCAACTTGTTCATCAAGATCATCATAAAGTTCTGATGAAATACCGATTGCGCTTGCCGCTAATTGTCCTTGCCTTACTTTATTATATGTTTCTCTACCAACAATACCGATCTGTACATAGTTCCCCCATTCCCCTCTACTTTGAGCTATAAAAGCCATTTCAGAACCATTATCGGGTCTTCCTGCATCGAAAACTGTTGATTCTTCACCGAACTCATCAGGGTCTTGTGATGCTAAATCGGATAATTGATATCCATTAGCTGATGTGTATTGTGATAAAGAACTTCCTGATGCAATTGTTCCGTATGCACCTGAAAAAGTTGCACTTGGAGCTAAAACTCTTGTACAATACAGATTTTGACCATACTGAAGAAATCCTGCTCCTGCCATAATGTCTTCATAGGACTGTCCTCTTTTTGCCATTGTAGCTGTAGCTGTTCCTAAAGCTTCTTCAGGTCTACCAAAAAGTTCAATTAACTCATCAATATCATTGACTAATTGAGCCTTTAGTTCCGGCCCTTTCCAAGTATCTCTTAAAACAAGTACACCGATAGAAGTAGCAACCGCAGGTATGGTTGTTGTTAGATCAATTTCATTTACGTCTACCAAAGGTGATAAATACATAGTCATAATTAAATTCCCCCTATTCAGATTAAATATCTGAGCTTACTATCTTTCATATATATTTATATTTTTTTGCAAAAAAATCATTTTTTTAAGGCCCACCACCTGAAGCTGATTCACTTGAGCTTGATGTTGAGCTTGATGATGAACTTGAACTGAATCCAAATATAGGATTATCTGTCCATCCTGTCTTTCTTATTTGGAAATAATCATATTGAAAATTCACTACACTTTCCAATATAACATCCCCTTCTCTCTGTGAAAATGAGACCTCACCGATCATGCTAGGCCAAATATCAATAAACTGAATCTCCAATACAATATTGGCAAAGTTATCTGTTACAATTAATGATGCATCGACACCATAATTTCTATGTTGTTCAGCTATCTTATCTTTATTATTATTAATATAGCTCATCCATTCGAACAGAAGCTTCCAATTATCCAATCTTGAGTCCACTACAAAGCTAACTAACCATACATCGAACTCCATTGGTATCAATCCACGTCTTGTTTTATTACCCTGCCAATGTAAATCCTCATTTGCCATTGATACTGAAGGCAAAATAGCAGAGAAAATATTCATAATAAACGGATTGTTAGCAGAAATTGATGTTTCTGTTGGAATTAATGGAAAGATCAACCTATAATTAGTAGGAGTTGCCTTATCCATATTCTGTAAATTAGATGAATTACATGTAATCATAATTGTTCCTTAAACAATACTTGGGGTTTTTATTTTTTTAAATGATCTTCCGAAATTTCCCCTGTCAATTTTTAGAATTGAACCTATTTCCTTTTTCATTATACCTTTAGGGTCATGGATTAATTCTGCTGTAACTATAGCACTACCCATGTGATTTTCTACACTTATTAATTGTACTTCAATAGGATTTCCACTTTTATTAGCTTTATATATCCCACCTTTGACAAGTTTTAATTCACCCAAATATTTTTCTATTAAATCCATATTTCTCCTATTTAACCCTGTTTACTGCCGTAAATTTATATGCAACCTTGTTCCATTTGTTGACTTCAGCTTTCTCATGTCCTTTGACTGTGAAATCAACCTTTTTTTTGTCTCCTTTCTTCAGTCTATTTCTGCCGAAATGCTGAATCATATTACCATCTCTGTCTTTCATAACGGTAATTGAGCTTTCACCGAATTGAGTCTCAAAGAAATGTTTCCTTAGAACCTCAACTTCAATGCCTTTCATTCTCTCACCGATAACACCTAACCATTCACTTGCTTTTAGCTCTGCCATACTTGCCGCTTGTTTCTCTTTTTTTGCCATTTCCTCTTGAGCAACCTGATCTCTAAAATCTTGAACTGATTGATCTTCTTTTCGTTTCCATAGTCTTTTGGTCTTGGATAGGTCTATTTCTGATCTGCTTCCACCTTCATAATAATTGAATCCATATTTATATTCTTCTCTGACACCAACATCATCAATTATATATCCCCATTCTAACCGTCTGAATCCTTGACCTGCTCCCCTCTTGCCGAATATCATTGCCGCATTTACCTCTACAAAATAATCATTTGTAGTGACTTCCGTTGATATTCCTCTTAATCTTTTCAGGTCTGATGGTTTCTGAACAAGAGCTTCTATCTTTCCTTCACCTTCTCCCCTGCTTGAACCTACCTTATTATAGGCCCATTGTTTTTCCAAGAGATACCATCTTTGTTTCATGCTCTTGAATATGCCGTTATTCTTTATGAGACCCTTGATAGTCCTATGATTGTCAGAATCCATACTTGACATATAATCGAATTGCCCACCTTCATCTAATATATCCAATTCTTCAATAAATTCAGTTTGTTCTATAAATTTTTTAAGTCTCATTATAATCCCCTTGATTTTTTATATGCATCATAAGCATATTTTATAAGATCATTTGTTTTTTTAGGTATAGCATCACCCTTTGCCTTCCTTGCTTCCTTTACAATTTTCTCAAATATCTTGGCAGTTTCCTCATCTTCCATGAATGTCCATGTTCCTGTATGTGCAACCCTCTGACCATATCCCAAGGATGTTTCTGATTTCTTTTTATAGATACCAATACCACTCCAAGTACCTTGTTTAAAGAATACCGATCTGTATATAATCAAATTATAAAGATCACCCAAAGGAATTGCCGCTTGAGTCTGTCCACCACCAAATTCCAATTTGGCTTGAAGTTTCTTTGATAAGAAAGCTTCCATATCTCTCTTTTTGAATGCTCTCTTGCTTGTTTTGCCACTAAAGATAGCTGTCATTTTCTTTCTTGGGAATAATTGTTCAGGTTTCCTAAAGAAAGAATGATCTCTTGTTGAACCCCAATCCTTTTGTGACATTTTTTGTTTCTTGTTCATATAGAATCCATGAGCTTCAGTATAAACCTGATAGCTTAGATCACCATAACCCAATTCTGCTTTAGGCCAAACAATATCATGCAGGTTTGCATGAATCTTCATAGTGAATACAGCATTTCTATCCTTTGTAAAGAACTCAACATCGAATCCTGCATATGAAGGATTTCTATCTCTCTCTGTAGGATAGATTTTTTTCATTTCATATTGATAATCGAACCCACTCATCTCTTTAAAGTAGGCTTGAAATATTTCAGGCTTGAAATTGCTGATTAAAGAAGTCTTGATTTGTGCTCCTGCCATTCTGTATTTCTCATCTCTTTCAGCCCATGTCTGTCTCATGGTTTGACTTTTGATTTCTGAATCACTTGCTTTGGATAGAGTTGCAAATGCATCATTTACATCTTGCATTGCTTGTGTGCTTCCCCCTCTATCAGGGTGATTTCTAATAGCAAGCTGTCTATATGTTTTTTTAATCAAGTCCTTATCTGCTATTTCGTCCTGTTTGATACCAAAAACTTTGATAGCATCAGGAATAGACATTTCATCCAAGCTTTCTTTTAGATATTTTTTAAATCTCATTTATATTATCCTATTTTTTAAATTTTTTACCGCAATCTGTACATTGATAACGTCTTTGACCTTTTTTATCTTTAGGCCAAGGTACTCTTGAATTCATATATTCATATTCAATTTCATAACTCCCACATTTCGGGCATTTTTGTTGTTTTTCAACTAAATATCTGTCTATTTTTTCATTAATATCCATTTTTATTCTCCTAACTGAAGATTAGCTTGACCCACTTCATGGTTCAAACAGGTTATAGGTGACAAGAAGTTCCCCATCTTCAACCTTTCCTTTTAGTTCATATGTCAATCCACCTGAAGCACCTGATGAAAATGTTGAATTTGTATTAGTAAGGTAATTCAAGAACCCTGCTTGGTCGGGGAAATAACTGCCATAGATTTTCTTGATAAGTCCTGTATCCGTTGTAGGCTTAAAGAACCATGTCTGAACCTCAAAATCTAATGTATAGTTGATTACCCTATACTCAAGGTCTGCCATTTCATGACTGACTTCAGGAGTTGCAGACCTGAACACAATCTTTGTATCGAATGATGTATTCAATTCGGCAATTGTAATCCTCACAAAGATATGTGGACAAAAAAACGGTAAAATTTGTTCCATTATTTGGTCAATGTCTGCCATATGCAAGGCCCATATGTTCATTGAGAATGTCAGATTATATGGACATGGATGTAGATACTTCTCATATGTAGCATTGTCAAAATTACAGCTTGCCGCAAACCCATATGCAGAGTTGACCTTCCTATCTGTTGCAAAATCAATAGAGCTAATGTATGCTGTTATCATCGGAAGGACTTCATCATCCTTTCTTTCGTTTAGCCAATAATACATCTTCTCTTTGATGGAATGCTTGATAGGTACTTCAATATACCTGTCAATTGTCCTTCCATCATCAGCATATCTAGCTATTTTTATATCATTAAATGCATCGAAAAACTGTACAATAGTCTTTCTGAACACATTGAAAAAGAAATATTCTCTCATTATTCACCTTATTTTTTCAGCTTTTTAATTTGTGCATCAGAATATCCAAACTTTTTTCTTAATATTTCTTCAGCTTCTTCAGCACTAGGCCCACCAAGAATCACTCCTTTCATTGGATTCTTTACTGTATCCTTCAATATTTTCAATTGATGTTTATCAGGTACAGATTTAGCTTCATTGTTTTTTATAGTCTTAATAAGAGTAGAAAATCCCTTATTTTTCTTTAGAAACAACCATGCCATTTTTGTAGCCGCACTTGAAGCTCTTATAGCCGCACTCTTTGATGAAACAAATTGGCTAGTAGGTGCTTTTTTAGTTGCTTTGACTATTTTTTGTATTTCACCTGTACCCTCATCATAGATAATCCAATCATCAGCACCAACTTTAGTATAATCAGTTACAGGTATCTTGCTTTCGCCTAAATATTTGTCTATTAAATTCATTTTATTTTCTCCTTTATGCAAAACTCCAAATTAATTCAATATCATCAGCATCTATAATTCCTATATCATATAAAACATCTTTAGATATTGTACCTCTAATAGGTTTTAATTTTTTTATAACTTTAGAATAGGAAGATTTCAATGATGGATTTTCTTGTATTTCTCCTTTTAAAGCATTTATAATATCAGAAACACTTTTTTCTTGCTGTAAAGTACCAACATGTCTCTGCCAATCTTTTTTAGGTTTTCTTACCCAAACTTCACCTAAATACTTGTCTACTAAATCCATTGTTCCCCCCTATTTTTCGAACTTCTTAATCA